TATGAGTTCAGACTCACTTTAGACTTTACTAGGACTTAGGGAAATGATTACCATTCTATTCTCACTGGCTTTCTGTCTCATTGGGATTCTTGGTGGTTGGATTGCTTCAGAGAAGTATCAATCTTTCTTATTGCTGACCGCCGAACCCGAACACGACTTCGAGCACCTGTTCGAGAATAATCCTCACCCAGAGATCTACGACACCGAAGGAAACCTCGACAGAGGTGAATACATTTACATCGAGTTCCCCCCTGGTTTCAAACCAGAGGACATGAAGGACTACTACATCGGTGAGATCGACGAAGAGGAAGACCAGTTCTAAGTTTTGTAAAGCCCCCTTAACCGGGGGCTTTTTTGTGTTATGATAAATGCAAGTAAAGCACAGGGCGCCCGCCCTCGACAATATGATACTCGTTGACGCCAACCAGATTGCCATCAGTCACCTAATGGTGCGCAATAAGATTGAGAACGGAATTAACATCGACTCTATCCGTCGCTCTATTATTCGGGTCTTTGCTCGAATTAAGAAGCAGTATGGCGCCGAGTTTGGTGACGTTGTTCTCTGTTACGACGACAAGAACTACTGGCGCCGTGACATCTTCCCCTTCTATAAGAAGAACCGTAAGCAGGAGCGTGAATCTTCGAAGTATGACTGGGATGAAGTCTTTTGTGTTCTGAACCAAATACGTGATGAGGTTAGGAATAACCTTCCTTATCGCGTCATTCAAGTGCAAGGAGCCGAAGCCGATGACATCATCGGTACACTTTGTATCGAGAATTCCAAAGTGGAGAACCCTGAGTCTGTTCTTATTATGTCTGCGGATAAGGACTTCATTCAACTTCACCGCTTTGAGTTCGTGAAGCAGTATGACCCAATTAGAAATCGTTGGATCGAAAACGATAACCCTATCCAATATCTTCAGGAGCATATCATTCGAGGGGACCGGTCCGACGGAATTCCCAATATCCTCACTTGCGATGACGCTATTGTTACTGGGAAAGTTCAGAAGAAGATGAGTAAGGATAAGATCGCCGCCTTGGCATCTATGGACCCCTCTGAATTCACCAACTACATTCGTCTTCGTAACTGGAAGCGTAATGCAGAGCTTATTGACTTTTCGCGTATCCCCGAAGCAGTGACCTCTAGGATTCTCACTGTCTATCATAAGTCCCGCACCACCAATAGTGTTAATGTTGGTTACTTTATTAGTAACGGAATCCAAGAACTACTAGACGAGTTTTCCTGAGTTGCGGAAAACTCCATAAATAAACAAAGAACACCAATGGTGTTATACTAACTTTTGTAATGAGGTAATTTTCAAAGTGCCTAGACCAGCAACCCCCAAACTGCCAGTACCACAAACGCTTATCTCTGAAGTTCTTCAGCGAGTATCTAACGCCAAGACCAAGTCCAAGAAGGTTGAGATCCTTCAGGAGTATAAGTCTGCTGCTCTTACTAAGGTCCTGTTGTGTAACTTCGCAGACACTATTAATTTCGTCTTCCCGACTGGTAAGACCCCCTACACCCCACTAGATCGCCCCAAGGGTGTTCAACATCAGAAGCTCTTTAGTGAGCAACGGCTGCTTGATAAGTTTATCACCAAGACTGTTGGTGGTGTAACCTATCACGGTTGTTCTGGTACCACTAAGCCCCGGATCCAACAGATCAAGAAGGAGCATATGTGGATCCAGCTTCTGGAGGCTCTCCATGCCGAGGAGGCTGAGCTTTTGGACCTGGTGAAGGATAAGAAGCTCACCAGCCGCTATAAGATCACTAAGCAGAATGTGATTGACGCTTTCCCTGAGTTGGGACTTGAAAACGCTTGATAGAGTGGGGCCTTAAACGGCCCCCTTTTTTATGCTAAAATCACAGGAGAGGAACACCGTCTATGAACAAAGTAACGATCAAAAAGCTACGCAAGGCCATTGCAGCCGGCGAGACTGACCCCTTCCTTTATGGTGAGGCTGAACTGCACTACCTTAAGAGGCAGCTGCGAGTCCTAGAAGAGGGCCGTGACGCCTATAACCAAGCCCGCCGTCAAGCACAAGGTTTTTCCAAATGAGCACTTCTATGCCCAACCGCCAACATGAAGAGCACAGCGCCCGCTTGATCTCCGTCACCCCTGCCGCCGAAGAGCAGATTGTGTACATGGCTCGGGTGTCCAACCCCAAGAACCAAGACAATATGGAGACGGCTCCTCGTCTGGTTAAGTATCTGATCAGGCACAAGCACTGGTCTCCTTTTGAGATGGCTTCTATGCAGGTCGAGATCAACACCACCCGCGCTATCGCCGCTCAAGTACTGCGCCACCGTTCTTTCTCATTCCAGGAATTCTCTCAGCGTTATTCTGCTGTTGGGGACCTCCCCAAGATTGCAGTTCCTCATCTCCGCACTCAGGACCTGAAGAATAAGCAAGCCAGTCATGACGACCTCGACCCCGAAGTGAAGGAGCGCCTTGAGCGTGAGATTGAGCGTCTCTATGACAACGCCAACGACCTTTATCAGTTTGCCCTGAGTAAGGGTGTGGCAAAGGAGTGTGCCCGTTCTATCCTCCCTCTCGGCACGCCGACTCGACTTTACATGTCAGGCAGCGTCAGGAGCTGGATTCACTACATTCAGATCCGCGCTGGTGTAGAGACCCAGTTGGAGCACCGCCTTATTGCTGAGGACTGCAAGAAGATCTTTATCGAACAGTTCCCTAACATTGCCGAGGCTCTGGAATGGTAGAAACTAACCCACAGAACGCGAAAGAGGCCCTCTTGGGTCTCTACCACGCTACTATGAACCTCCCCGCTGCGGCTGAACACTGCGGCATGACACAGCGTGAGCTCAAGATGGCTTTCCGTGAGTTTATCAAGTATCACGATGTGTGTTACAATACTGGAGACCAACAACTCGAACTAACTCTCTGATGGCCTATTATCCTGTTATACACAAAGAGACCGGTGAGCAACAGGTCATTGAGTGTTCCGTCCATGATATCATGGAGTGGTATGAGAACAACCCCGAGTGGGAGCGCGACTGGTCAGCCGGCGGCGCAACCGTAGCCAAGGGTGGTGTTGGTGAGTGGAAGACTCAGCTGGCTAACAAGCACTCTGGTTGGAAGCACATTCTTGACAAAGTCAAGTCGACCCCTAAGTCACAAGCAAAGGACCTTTACTGATGGCCAAAAAGCAACAGCAGAAGCAATCTATGTCGCGTGCTGAGAAGCGCCGCCTCCCTATTAACGGGGACATGATGGTTGATGTCACTCCATTGACGCCGAACCAGGAAAGGATCTTTAAGTCCTGGGAGGACGGTAAGCACTTGTTCATCTATGGTTCCGCCGGAACGGGTAAGACCTTTACTGCACTTTATAACGCTCTTAAGGATACCCTGAAGGACGACCCCACTTACGACCAGATTTATATTGTTCGTAGTTTGGTTGCCACCCGTGAGATTGGTTTCCTCCCCGGTGACCTCGAGGATAAGACCTCTATGTGGCAGATTCCTTACAAGAACATGGTTAAGTACATGTTCGAGTTGGGTTCTGACGAAGAGTTTGAGATGCTCTACTCGGGTCTCCGCACCCAAGAAACTATCAAGTTCTGGAGTACCTCATTCCTCCGTGGCACTACCCTCGACGACTCTGTTATCATCATTGATGAGATGCAGAACCTTAACTTCCACGAACTTGACTCTATTATCACTCGTGTCGGTGAAGGATCCCGGATCATCTTCTGTGGAGACGGTAAGCAGTCCGACCTCCGCCGAGCGGATGAGAAAGGAGGTATTCATGAATTCATGCGTATCCTTGAACAGATGCCAGACGACTTCGATATGATTGAGATGACCACAGACGACATTGTTCGTTCTGGTCTGGTTCGTAACTACCTTGTAACTAAAGACGCACTAGGTCTCTGATGTTCACACACCGCGAAGACTATCATCACCTCTTTGGTGAAAATCTGGAGAGGATTGATTCTCCTAACGGTCGTAAGTATCTACTGGAGGAGAAGGGTTTGTACCTTCCCTCCGTCACTACTGTACTCAGTCACCAATCAAAAGAAGGGATTGCTAAGTGGCGTAATCGTGTTGGTGAGGAAGCCGCTGATCGTAAGAGTAAGCACGCTTCTACTCGAGGTACTCGCTTACACACCGTCCATGAATACTATCTAAATAACATTGACGTTAGTGCTCTAAGTGAGTACCAAGTCCCCCTTATTAAACTTATGTTTGCTGGTTCCAGGTCTAAGCTGGACAAGCATGTGGATGTTATTTACCAGCAGGAGACTCAGATGTTCTCTGAGCGTTTGGGTGTTGCTGGAACGGTTGACCTCATTTGTGAGTTTGACGGTGAGCTCGCTGTTGTTGATTTTAAGACCTCTGAGAAAATCAAGCCCGAGAGGTATCTCGAAAACTACTTCGTTCAGCTTTCGGCTTACTGGGGTATGTTCTCCGAGAAGACGGGGATTGTTCCTAAGAAGTTAGTCGTATTCCTCGTCACCGAGGCCGGCGAAGTTCAGATTGTGGAACGTACCAACATTATGCATTACTTGAAAAAACTCACAGACTATGTTCATCAGTTTAACGAATCCCAAAATGCCTGAATCTAATGATGTGAAGAGGGCCATGGAATCCAACTTCCTAACAAAAGAAAAGTTTGCAGAGGACATTGAGTACCTCGTTCGTGACACCGGTGTGAATTACATCGACGCTATTGTTGATTATTGCGCCGCCAACTCTATTGAGATTGAGACCGTAGGTAAACTTATGTCAAAACCTCTGCGAGAGAAGTTGAAATGTGACGCCGACGTGCTAAACTATCTTAAAGGCTCAGCCAACCGCTCTACCGCAAGACTCCCTATCTGACATGGCTTTCCATGGGTTTGACGTTTACAAAACCTTCCTGGCGATGAAGCAGCACTTTACTAACGCGAAGTATGACTTCTTCAAATACGACGGGAAGGTTAACGCCAAGGAGAGTACTTATCAGCAGCGTAACGACTTCTACTTCTTTGAAAGTCTGGCTAGAAAGCTAACACCTCTGGAAGTCAAAGAGTATCTGCTATCCAACTTTGTGTATGCCGACAACCCGTCTAAGGTTTGGATTGGTAATATTAAAAGGTCCGGTAAGGACAATTGGGTTAAGTGGCAGAAGCAAAACCAAAACCTGTCCTACAACTTTAGTCAGGACCTGAATAAGATTGTTGCGTTGATGGAGACCCGCGGGTATGCTTTCAACGATCTTTTTGATTGTACCCACGGTCACCCCCCTATCCTCAAGCTTTACATTCGCAAAGATCTGGCACTTGAAACCGTTATTATTCTAGACATGGTCGTTGGTTTTATGTTACGATGGGATCAACGAATGGACGATCCTTTGTGGTCTGCTCTTAGTCTAAAGATTAAGAAGTATAAACCGTTTATGTCTATTCCTGTTAAAGACTACAAGAAGTTAATGAAGGAAACTTTCATCTAATGGACAAGAAAGACTACGGGTTCCTGACCGAGGACATGTATAAAGTTGAGTTCCTGCAACAGGCAGTTCAGGAATTTATCAACTCCGGTGTGGCTGACATCAATCCCTACAACCCTTCTGACTCTGAGCGGGAACAGTTGATCGAATACTTCCATAACTTCTATGCTCTGATGGAGTATCAGGCGATCCTTTACACTCGTCTGAAGCTTATGGGTGATAAGGACCTCAACAGTATCCTTGACGCAATTATTATTATCTGTGACGTGCTTGGTCGTTGTCCTGAGGAGTCGGTGATTGAGTTCCACAGCAACATGAAAGAAGAGTGCAAGGCCGCCCTCTCTGACCTCACAGGGACCGACATGGACTCCTATGAGGGAATTGACGTAGACTTCAAGTGGTGAGGGGCTAGACGCCCACTGTGGCTGTGCTAGAATAACCTTGTCCAACGGGCTCCCTGGCTGAAGAGCCCACCAAATAAACTCGCGCCAGTCGAATCCTATTATCCTATCCTAAAATGAGTTTCTCCGATCTTCGCAAGAACAAAGGCAACGCATTCAATAAGCTCCAAAAGCAACTCGAAAGTTCCACCAAAGTGGGAACTGTCGACGAGCGTTTCTGGAAGATTCAGTCCGATAAAGCTGGTAACGGTTTCGCCGTTATTCGT